TGCCGTCGCGGCAAGCGTTATAGCAGGAGCGCCCTCGATTTTTCCTTCGCGGTCGAGGAGCGCCTGTTCGAGCTGCAGGGCACCCTGGTCAACAAGATCTGGGAGCCCGGTCTGCCGCGTGAATTCCAGGTTCGTGACCCCAAGCCGCGCGTCATCCAGGCGCCGCCTTTTGCCGACCGGGTCGTCCATCATGCCCTGGTGCGCGTCATCGAGCCGATATTCGAGAGGCGCTTCATCCGCGACAGCTACGCCTGCCGAAAGGGCCGCGGTGTCCACGCATCCATTGACCGTGTGCAGGCGTTCCTGCGCGCTCGCCAGCCCCACGATGACCGAACCTGGGCGCTGCAGGCGGATATCAGCAAGTACTTCGCGTCGATCAATCACGATCGCCTTCTCGCGATCCTCGGCCGGACGATCGGCGACAATGATGCGCTGTGGCTGTGTCGGCGGATCGTGGGTGGTTACGGCTATGACGAAGGTGTCGGCATTCCTGTGGGGGCGCTGACATCGCAGCTCTTTGCCAACTGCTATCTCGATCAGCTCGACCACTGGGTAAAGGATGAGCTCGGCGTCAAGCACTATGCCCGCTACATGGACGACTTCATCATTCTCGGAGACAGCAAGGCCGACCTCTGGCGCTTCTACGATGGGTTGGCCGACTTCCTGGCGACGCGGCTGTCGCTGCGCCTGAACAGGAAGACGGCGGTGTTCCCGGTTTCGCGCGGCATCGACTTCTGCGGCTACCGGATCTGGAATACGCACGTCCTGCCACGCAAGCGCAATGTAAAGAAAGCGCGGCGCAGGCTTCGCGGGCTCGCAGCGCAGTATCAGCGCGGCGAAGTCACGTCGGACGAGGTCAGGCCATATGTGGCCAGCATTGCGGGATACCTGAAGCACTGCCGGTCACAGCGCACGCTCGAAGGCATGCTCGAAGATTTTGTTCTGAGGTCGACGCCCCAGTCGCGGGCGCGGTTGCAGGCATCCGCGCCTGGCGCCGACACAGGCCCGTCAGGAGGATCGAATTTCGCTCACGCGCGAGCGAATGCACGGCCGCCCAAGGCGGCATCCAATGAACCCGAAAGGAGGAGGCGCGCATGAGCTCCCGCCCGAATTCACGAACCCTGAACACGCTCTTCAAAGGAGGCTTCAATGTCTGAGCAGTTCCTTCACGGGGTGGAGGTCGTCCAGATCGACGACGGCCTGCGCCCGATCCGTACCGTCCGCTCCTCGGTTATCGGGGTGGTCGGCACCGCGCCCGACGCCGCCGGCGCCACGGCGGCAACCCTGACCCTGGGCTCCACCGCGCTCGACACCGCGCTGGAGTTCACCGCCCAGGCCGCCGGGCTCGACGGCAACCTGATCACCGTCGCATTCACCGACCCCGGCACGAGCAGCGCCACGATCGCCGTGACCGTCGACGGCAATGCCATCTCGGTGGCCCTGGCGACCGACCTCGAAGGCGCGATCACCTCGACCGCGGCCGACGTCAAGACGGCGATCGAGGGCGACACCGACGCCGCTGCCCTGGTGGCGATCGCGCATGCCGGCACCAGCGATGGCTCCGGCGTCGTGCGCGCCAAGACAGCGACCGCGCTTTCGGGCGGCGCCGAAGAGCCCTTCCCGCTCAACACGCCCGTGCTCATCGCGGGCAGCCGGCGCGAGGCCGCAAAGCTCGACGCCACCGGGAAGGGGCTGGGCACGCTGCCCGGCGCGCTCGATGCGATCTTCGACCAGGCCGGCGCCGTCGTGGTGGTCGTGCGGGTCGAGGAAGGCGCCGACGACGCGGAGACGCAGGCCAACATCATCGGCGGTGTCGACGGTGTGACCGGCGACTACGAGGGTTTGCAAGCCCTCGCCGCGGCCGAGAGCATCGTGCATGTCTCGCCGCGCATCCTGATCGCCCCGGGCTTTACCCAGAACACCGGCGTGGTCAGCGAGATGGTTGGTATCGCCCAGCGGCTGCGCGCGGTCATCATCGCCGACGGCCCGAACACCACCGACACCGAGGCGATCGAGTATCGCGGCGAGTTCGGCTCCGACCGGGTCTATATCGTCGACCCCTGGGTGACGGTGTTCGACACCGTGGCCGCCAAGGAGGTGGTCGCTCCGGCCTCGGCGCGGGTGGCGGGCGTGATAGCGCGCACCGATGCCGACAACGGCTTCTGGTGGTCGCCCTCGAACAAGCTGATCAACGGCATCACCGGCACGGCCCGGGCGGTGTCCTTCGGCTTGTCCGATCCGAACTCGCGCGCCAACATCCTCAACGAGAACGAGGTTGCGACGATCGTGCGCAAGGACGGCTACCGCCTCTGGGGCAACCGCTCGACCACCGCCGACCCGCTTTGGGCCTTCCTGAGCGTGCGGCGCACGGCCGACATGATCTACGAGAGCGTCGAGCAGGCGCATCTGTGGGCCATGGACCGCCCCTTCTCGGCGCAGCTGATCAACGACATCCGCGACGGGGTCGATGCCTACCTGCGCCACCTCAAGGCGCTCGGCGCGATCCTGGGCGGGCGCGTCTGGCTCGATCCCGAGCTCAACACCGAGGCCCAGCTCAAGGCCGGCAAGCTCTATCTCGATTTCGACATCGAGCCGCCCGCGCCGCTCGAGCACCTCATCTTCCGCGCACATCGTAACGGCGAGTACTACGAAGAGCTCGTCGCCGATGTCGCCCAGGCCAGCTAAGGAGACCGGCAAATGGCGTACCCCCGCACTATCCGCAACTTCAACGCCTTCGTCGACGGCACGAGCTATTTCGGGCGCGTCGACGAGGCGAAACTCCCTCCGATCACCCTCAACACCGAGGCGCATCGCGGCGCGGGCATGGATGGCCCCGTCGCGATCGACATGGGCATGGAGGGCATGCAGTCCGAGATCACCTTCGCCGAATGGGACCCGGCGCTGCTCAAGTCCTTCGGCAAGCGTACGCGCTTCGTCATGCGCCCCGGTGCCATGGGCGAGGACGACTTCTCGGCCGACACCTACATCGCCACCCTCGGCGGGCGCATCAGCATCAACGGTCCCGAGGATCTGAAGGCCGGCGACAAGTCGACCCTGAAGATCACTATGGAGGTCGACTACTACCGCCTCGAAAAGGACGGCGAGGAGCTGTGGGAGATCGACATCGAGAACGGCGTGCGCGTCATCGGCGGGGTCGATCAGCTCGCCGAGCTGCGCCGCGCCATGGGCATCTGAGGGAGCTGAGACATGAGCGACAAGACCCAGAAGACGCGGCTGAGCGCGCCTCTCAAGAACGGTGAAAAGGAAATCCACGAGATCGAGGTCACCAAGCCCTCGGTCGGCGCGCTGCGCGGTCTGAAGATGACCGACGTGCTGCAGATGGATGTCACCGCCCTGATGACGCTCCTGCCGCGCGTGACGCGCCCGGCGCTGACACCCGACCAGGTGGCCGCGCTGGACCCGGCCGACTTCACCGACCTGTCGGGAAAGCTGCTGCTTTTTTTCGCGAGACCCGAGCAGCTGGAGGGGCTGGCGCCGCAGGGGAGCGCCTGAAGCTCCCCGATGACGTCGAGCAGGCCATGGCCGACGTGGCCATGGTCCTGCACGTCCAGCCGTCCGAGATGATGGCCATGGAACTCGAAGAGCTCGCACGCTGGCATGCCATGGCGCGCGAGCGCAGGGAGGCGGAGGCGCGCGCGTACGGAGGCTCGAGATGAGCGATCTCAACATCGCCATGATCCTGAGGCTGGTCGATCGGGTCAGCGCGCCGGCGCGGCAGGTTCGCGGGGCGCTCAGCGGCATCGCCGAAAGCGCAACCGCCGCCGGCAACCGCGCCACCGCCTTCGCCGATCGTCACCTCGAGGCGCTTGAGGCGCAGCGCGCCGCGATGCGCAATTCCGCGCTCGAGACTGCCGCGATCAGCTATGGCCTCTACCGCGCGATGCAGCCCGCCATCCAGTTCGAAACCGCGATGGCCGGCGTGCGCCGGGTCGTGACGTTCGACGACGAAACCGCCATTGAACGCCTCGGCGACGACATCCTCGCGCTGACCTCTTCGGGCGGTCTGCCGATGGCGGCTGAGGGCGTGGCCTCGATCATCGAGGCGGCCGGTCAGGCCGGGATTATCGACGACGCCCTGCCCGACGAAGAGCGGCGCGCGCAGCTCATCGCCTTCGCCCGCGATGCGGCGCAGATGGGGGTGGCGTTCGACATGTCCGCCGCCCAGGCCGGTGAGGCGATGGCGCAATGGCGCGGGGCGCTCGGCCTCACGCAGGAGCGCGCGCTCTCCCTTGGCGACGCGGTCAACCACATCTCGAACAGCATGAACGCCGCCGCGCCGGACCTCGTCCAGGTGATCCGGCGGCAGGG